TCCCCAAGATCTATGACACCCAGCGTATTGCTCGGATCATTGGCGAGGACGGCGAGACAAAGATGGTCAAGATCAACCCTGACCAGCCCCAGCCGATCAACGAGATCCGCGACGAGCAGGGCATTGTGATTGAGAAGATCTACAACCCCGGCGTCGGCAAGTACGATGTTGTGGCTGTCACTGGCCCCGGCTACGCCACCAAGCGCCAAGAGGCTTTGGAGGCAATGGCTCAGTTGCTGCAAGGCAACCCACAGCTCTGGCAAGTCGCCGGCGACCTGTTTGTCAAGAACATGGACTGGCCTGGCGCTCAGGAAATGTCTAAGCGCTTTGCCAAGACCATTGACCCCAAAATCCTGTCCGACGACGACAAGTCGCCCGAGTTGCAGGCCGCTGAGATGCAGATTCAGGCAATGGGTCAGGAGATGGAGCAGATGCACCAGATGATCCAGAACGTGGGCAAGTCCATCGAAATGCAAGAGCAGCGCCGCAAGGACTACGAGGCCGAGATCAAGGCTTATCAGGCCGAGACTCAGCGCATCACGGCCACACAGGCTGGCATGAACGAGCAGCAGATCCAAGACATCGCAATGGGTGTCGTGGCCGCTGCGATGGAGTCCAACGGCCAGTTGAACGGCATCCCTGAGATGCCAGGCCAGCAGATGGATGTCGGCATGGATGGTATGCCTGAGATGCCAGAGCCTATGCCACCGCAAGAAATGCCACAGGGGATGCCACAATGACCGCCGCACAATTGATCGGACTGCTGTTTTTGGGTCGAAATGTGGCCCATTCAGTGCATCTGAACACCCGCAGCTTTTCCAAGCACATGGCGCTAAACACCTTCTATGACGAGATCATTGACCGTGCGGATGCGTTTGCCGAGGCTTATCAAGGCCGTCATGGCTTGATTGGCCCGATCGCCATCCCTGCGGCCAAGAAGACGACCAACATCATTGATTTCCTGCAAGACCAACTTGCTGAGATTGAAAAAGGCCGTTATACTGTTTGCGAGAAGACCGATTCTTCGCTGCAACAACTCATTGACAACATTGTGGAGTTGTATCTCACAACGCTCTACAAACTGCGCTTCTTGGCGTAAGGGGCCAAACAGCCATGCCTAATTGTGCCGTCATCGACATCGCCACAAACGAGCAAGTCAATTGGATTGTTGCCGAGCCAACCGATGTGGCTCCCAAAGGTTGCCGCCTTGTTGAAGTTCCAGATGGATATTTTTGGGACGGCGCGGCAGTTTCACCCATCCCTGTTGAGGTGAGCAATGGCAACTAAAACCGTATTTATCACCTCTGGGACAACCTACACAATCCCTTCGGATTTTGTTTCGCTTGTCTCCGTAGAAACAATTGGCGGCGGCGGCGGCAGTAAACGCTTAACTTCAGCAGCCGGCTCTGGGGCAGGCGGCTATTCCATATCCACAGCGGTCACTGGCTTGGCCGCAAGCGGCACAGCTTATGTGTCGATTGGTGCTGGTGGCGTTGCTGGTAGCACCCCAACCAACGGCGGCGACACCTGGTTCAACGCCGCAGCTAACGCCGCCCCAACCCTGACATCTCAGGGCGCACTTGCCAAAGGCGGCACGGCTGCAACCTCCACCATTGGCGGTGCAGGTGGCGCTGCCGCATCTGGCGTGGGCACAACCACATACTCTGGCGGCGCTGGCGGTAATGGCGGCGCAGGTTCAGGGGGAAAAGGCGGTGGCGGCGGTGCTGGTGGCCCAGGCGGTGCCGGTGGCGCGGGTGGTGTGGGCTTTACTTCAAACAACACGGGCGGTGGTGGCGGTGGTTCTGGTGCAACACTGACGGCTGCGGGTACGGTTGGCGGCGCGTCACCAAGCCAAACCCTCGGTGGAGTAGGTGGGGCTTCTAGCGGACAAACTGCTGGTACACCCGCAGATTCTGTGGCAATCACAGCAGCAACTTCTGGCGCTAATGGTGGCGGTGCAGGCGGCGGTGCTGGCTCAAGCGCTGGTATTTGTAAGGGCGCTGCGGGTAGTGCGGGCACATTCTGGACTGCAACCGCAGGCGGTACAGCCGGGTCTGGCGGCGGCGGCGGCGGTTCTGCGTCTGGCGGCACTAGCTCTATTGGCGGCGCGGGCGGCGATTACGGCGGCGGCGCTGGCGGTTCCGGTGCTTCCTCTGTCACTGCGGCTTCTGGCGGCAACGGCATTATCGTGTTTACCTACAACGCATCATCAGCACCAGTTACTGGTTCTGACACTTCATTGATTAAACTTCGGTCATTTACCGAAAGAAGGGGATTCTAAATGGCTATGAACATCAAAGCGGTAACCACTTGCCTTGGCTACCAGCAAATCACTACTGTCAGCTCGGCTATTGGTCTGACCGTGCCCACACTGGCACCCGATGGCTCCAACCAAAAGCCAACCTTTGCGTTGATCATTTCCGAAACCCAAGCAGTGCGTTGGCGCGATGATGGCACCTCCCCGACTGCTTCGGTCGGTATGCCGCTGGCCGCTGGCGTGCCTTTGCAATACGATGGTGATTTGAACAAAATCAAATTCATTGAGCAGACGGCTGGCGCCAAACTGAACATCAGCTATTACTGCTAACTTGACATGCGCCGTCTTAGCGCATAATCTAAGAACTGTACCGGCCCAGTAGACCGGGGAATCTCAGGATTCATCAATGACTGAAGAAGTCCAAGCCTTAGCGGAAGTTGACTCCGCGCCTGCGCCAGAAGTGACGGCCACTTCTGAGACTGCTGTAACTGCGCCGGAAGTCGCTGAAAATCAACCCGAGACGGTCGAGGAGAAGAAATACTCCCAGGCTGAAATCGACGCGATGATCGGCAAACGCCTCGCAAGAGAGCAACGTAAGTGGGAAAGAGAACAAGCGCAACGAGCTGCCGAAACGCAGATCGTCAAAGCTCCTTCAACAGCATCCGCTGACCAGTTTGAAAGCCCTGAAGCCTATGCGGAAGCACTGGCATATCAGAAGGCCGAGGAACTGATCGCCAAGCGTGAAGCCGCCAAGCAGCAGTCGCAAGTTCTGGAAAGCTATCAGGAGCGCGAAGAAGCAGCGCGGGACAAGTATGACGACTTCGAGCAAGTCGCCTACAACCCCAAGTTGCCAATCACGACCGTGATGGCTGAAACGATCCAATCCTCGGAGATTGGGCCTGAGTTGGCTTACTACCTCGGCTCCAACCCCAAAGACGCAGATCGCATCTCACGCATGTCGCCACTCGCACAGGCGAAGGAGATCGGGAAGATCGAAGCCAAACTGGCCGCTGAACCTCCCGTGAAACGCACCACATCAGCGCCTGCGCCGATTTCACCTGTTACGGCACGCTCCACTGGAGTTGGCACTTATGACACAACGGATCCCCGGTCTACCAAGACTATGACGGATTCGCAGTGGATTGAGGCCGAACGTGCAAGGCAGATGAAAAAGTTGCAGGCAATGCAAAACCGCTAATTTTTTAAGAGGACTCAAATGTCTAACAGCATTCTCACCATTGACATGATCACGCGCAAATCGCTCGAGATCTTGGAAAACAACCTTGTGTTGACCCGCAACGTGAACCGCCAGTACGACGACAGCTTCGCTGTTGAAGGTGCAAAGATCGGTTCTACCCTGCGTATCCGTTTGCCCGACCGCGCTCTGGTGACTGACGGTGCCGCCCTGCAAGTCCAGGACGACAACGAACAGTACACCACCCTGACTGTTGCCAGCCAAAAGCACATCGGCGTGAACTTCACTTCTGCCGAATTGACCATGCAATTGGACGACTTCGCAGAGCGTGTTCTGAAGCCTCGTATCAGCCAGTTGGCTTCCAGCATCGACGCTGATGTTGCCAACGCATACAAGTCCATCGGTAACTCGGTCGGCACCCCCGGCACCACTCCTTCGACTTCTTTGGTGCTGTTGCAAGCCCAGCAGAAGCTGAACGAGAACGCCGCCGTGATGTCTCCCCGTTACGCCACCGTCAACCCTGCCGCTAACGCTGGCCTGGTTGAAGGCATGAAGGGCTTGTTTAACCCCACCGACACCATTAGCAAGCAGTTCAAGAACGGCATGATGGGCACTGGCGTGTTGGGCTTTGACGAGATCAACATGTCTCAGTCGATCAAGCAGTTCACCACCGGTTCGCGTGGCGCTACTGGTGCAACTTTGTCTGCTGCCGTGACTGCCGAAGGCGCAACATCCATTGTGATCACCGGTGGCGGCAACGCTGGCGTTGTAAAACAAGGCGATGTGTTTACCGTGGCTGATTGCTACGCTGTGAACCCACAGACCCGTGAATCCACTGGTTCGTTGTTCCAGTTCGTGGCTGCTGCTGACGTGACCCTGAACGGTTCCGGCGCTGGCACCATCACTGTGTCGCCTATGTACTCTGCTGGCAATGCCCTGGCTACCGTGGACTCCCTGCCTGCCTCCGGCAAAGCAGTTGTGTTCGTTGGTGCAGCTTCCACACAGTACGCCCAGAACTTGGTGTACCACAAGGATGCCATCACCTTCGCCACAGCCGACTTGCTGTTGCCACAAGGTGTTGACATGGCTGCTCGTGCCGTCCACAACGGTATCAGCTTGCGCGTTGTTCGTCAGTACGACATCAACAACGACCGTATGCCTTGCCGTATCGACGTTCTGTATGGCTTCAGCACGATCCGTCCTCAGATGGGCGTTCGCCTCTGGGGCTAATTTGAATGCCCCTTCGGGGGCTTCATTTCGCAAACTCTTTTTTTAAGGAAATTATCATGGCTCTCCCTAATGGCGCTGGTGGCTACCAGATCGGCGACGGCAACGTCGGTGAAGCACAAATCTTTGTTCAAGGCGCTCCGACTGCCCTGACTGCTGGCGCAACCGCCACCGCAGCTCAACTGTCCAACGGCCTGTTCACTTTCAACGGCACCGCCGGCAACCTCCAGTTGCCTACCGTGGCCGATTTGGAAGCAGACATTTCGTCGGCCAGCAAAGTCAACGCTGCGTTTGACTTCTACATCGTCAACACTGACGCTGCAGATGCCATCACTCTGACGACCGGCACCGGCTGGACGATTGTGGGTGCTGCTGCTGTGGCTTTGTCCACTTCGGCTCACTTCCGCGCCCGTAAAACCGGCGATGGTGCTTGGACTGCTTACCGCATTTCCTAAACCCTAAAGCCCCCTCATCGGGGGCTTTTTTAAGGAATCATCATGGCAAATACCAAACCAATTGGCGTGGCGTATACCGACCAAGACATCGTGGGCGCACAATATGTGCTGTCTGACGAGCAGTTGGGTTACACCACTGCTGCTCAAGGTACTGTGACCCAGGCCACCAGCAAGTCCACCGCAGTGACCCTGAACAAGGCGGCTGGTCAAATCACGATGAACAACGCAGCGTTGGCGAGTGTTACCAATGTGACCTTCACATTGAACAACACGCTCATCTCCACAAACGATGTGTTGATTCTGAACGTGGGCGGCGGCGCTACTGCCGGGGCTTACAACTGCTGGGTGTCCGGTCTGAGCGCAGGCTCGGTCAGCATCACCCTTCGCAACATTTCTGGCGGTTCGCTGTCCGAAGCTGTGGTTCTGAACTACGCACTTGTTCACTGTCAGTAAACCAAACTAAAGGCCCCCCTAATCGGGGGCTTTTTTAACTCATGGTCATCTACCTTACACATCCTGTTCATGGCGCCAAAGTGGCCACGATGGACATTGAAGCCGAAGCCGATGAAAAAAACGGCTGGGTGCGCTACAATCCAGACACGCCTTCGGCTCCCGAAGAAGCGGCCAACACACTCGTTGTGAAGCGCAAGTACACGCGCAAAGTGGAAGCTGAACCCGAAGGAGTCTGAGCATGGCAACCTACACCGCTGGCGATCAAATCAACCGGGCATTCCGGTTGCTTGGCATTCTTGCCGAAGGTGAAACGCCCTCTGCTGCAATGTCCCAAGACGCCCTGATGGCGTTGAATCAAATGATTGATTCGTGGAACATTGAACGACTGTCAGTCTTTTGCACCCAAGATCAAATTTTCACTTGGCCATCTGGCTTTCTGAGCCGCACCCTTGGCCCGACTGGTGATTTTATTGGCTTGCGCCCCGTTTTGTTTGATGAGGCCACATACTTCAAAGCGCCCAACGGCGTGTCGTATGGCATCAAATTCATCAACCAGCAGCAGTACAACGGCATCGCGGTCAAGACCGTGACCTCTACATACCCGCAGGTGATCTTCGTCAACATGACATTTCCCGATGTGGAAATGTTTGTTTACCCACGGCCAACCCAAGACTTGGAATGGCATTTTGTGTCGGTGCAAGAGTTGGACAAGCCAGCAGATCTGTCCACCGTC